ATGGCCTTCGCGAACACCTTTGTTCCGTCGGGCACTTCAATTCTTGTAGACACCTTTTTAAATATTCCATGATCGACCGCAAGGTCAATCAACCCATAATATCTATTTAGACCGGTATCATAACGAAGCAAAACATCCACCATTTTGTTTTCTTTGGTCAAACGCGATTTATGATTCTTGCAATGAATCACATGGCCAACAACTTCGGTGCCATCCTTCTCCTTCTTGCGCGAGAGGTAAACAATATAGTCGGCCGCATATTTCAGTCCTGCGCCGCCGCCCATTTCCTTCTGTGGAAACATTGAACCAATAACATCGTAGGTATGATTGGTCACGACCATAGGAACCTTTGCCTGACCTAGCTTTAAAGTAAGAACCCGAAACGCAGCCTTGAGAATCGCGGCCCGAGTCATATCCTTTGTCTCTTTGCCTTCGGTACTATCTTCCATTTCCTTTGTGGTCGAAAGCATACCAAGACTATCAAGACACAACAGCAAAGGGCGCCTATCTTCTTCCTTATCTTCCATATACTTTTCTAAAACCACTAGAGCTTGATGGCGAAATCGTTGAACCGTAGCCACCGGAACAATTACCAATCTATCAATATCAATGCCTCGTTCTATGAGCATCTTCTTTGTGATGGCCGACTCACTTTCAAAATAAATCACTCCGCCTGTCGGATTGTCCTTTAAAAATTGGCTCACTACACCCATTGCGAAATAGGTTTTGCCTGTAGAAGATTCTCCAGCCAATGCAGTAATCTTATTACCAGGAAGCCCCTTGTAAATAGATCCCGAAAGCAGAGCATTTAAAATATACGAACCAGTATCAATATACCTATCGACATCAGCATAGGTGTCAACAAATTCATTATTCTTTGAAAGCTCAAACGCCAATGACCGAATATCACTTGCCATTTTTTCCATTCTAATATACCTCCTTCACCTTATCACAAATTCCCAACTTCAATGCTTCCTTTGCAGTCAACCATCGGTCTTCTGGAGGCAACAAATATTCCCGAATCTTTTTAATAGAAAGACCTGTACACTTCTTATAATGATTAATCATCATGTCAGTTGTAATGTCGTATCCCTTTTGGGCCGCAAACAATTCATGCTCTTTGCCCCATGCTCCCCAAGAAAACTGGTGTGAAAGAATGGCAGTATTTGGAGTAAGTATCCTCTTACCTTTTGTGCCAGACATAAAAATCAAAAGGCCTGCGCTCGACACCTCACCTAAACCAATAGTAGAAATATCACAAGTGGCCCCCTTCATTGTATCAATCAATGCAAATGCATCACTTAAATTTCCCCCAGGAGAATTAATAATCAATTTCATTTCTGCCCAAGGATCGTCTAAAAGATCATTCTTGATAATCCATTCAATGGCCGGTCTACATGAATCAGAATCAATGCCTGCCATCAAAAGATATATTCCTGATTTCTCCATAGAAACATCTTCGGTTACTGTCGGATCTGCCATATATTATCGCCTCACTAATTAAAAAAACTTTCTAATGTATAAACTTTTTCGGTATTCCAACCTATCTTCTCTAAAATAATTCCTAACGGATCGACAAAGGCTTTCTGAAACTGCTTATCATGGTCAATAAACTTATCTAATCCAAACTCTTCTGGTAGAGTATCACCAACAGAGATAACTGTTTCATGCACCGTATTAGGCTCTTTCAAATACGCAAACTTAATCTTATCTCCATCTCGTATTAACGAATGCCTTCTGCTAATCTTATGGTCTTTAATCAACTTATTATATATCAACGCTCCTTTAACATGAATAGGAGTTCCCTTTACATATAAATCTTTTGTTCCTTTATATTTGGCCAGACCATTTATTCCTCTAGGGAATGCAACATCTTCCATAGGAAGAGAATTAAACTCTTTTCTAAATTCCTCAATGAACTGAATAATATCATCTTCCTTTCCGTTCATCATTATCTTCATGGCTTCTTTAATCTTATCTCGGCATACACTAGGGGTACTAGACTTAACCGCTTCAATTCCCATCATCTTAATCTTTGGTTCTGTATATCGCACGCCTTCGCTATCGTGAACATTTAGAATATATCTTTTCTTGGCAGTCCAGACTCCCTTGTCTGCAATCACTTCCCGCTTCATGAACATCTTCTGGTCATATGCATTTAGATAATCAGCCAACTCTTGATAACACTTGTCGATAAACGGCTCTATCTTTTCATAACTTACTTTGTCAAGAAAATTAACTACCTTTTCTTTTGAAACATCTTCTGGAAAAACTGAATCGACGAGTTTTTCCAATGTGACATAAACACTATCAGTATCGCTCGCCACGACATAATCTTCGCCCTCCGTGTTTAGGAGTTTGTTTAAATATTCATTTAGTTTAGTTTCAATCCAACGAATCGACAACTGCCCGGCCTTTGTAATAGCCTCGGCCTGTCGAGTATCATAGAAACGAAAATATTGATTTCCGAGCGCACCATAGGCCGCATTCAACTGGACCTTTCTGGCCAACTGAACATTACTATATTGTGCAATCTCGTTAGTATACTTTTTATATAAATGTTGCTTTCCTTCTGCAACTGTATTGGCCCTACTAACTCCTTCCAGCTTCTTCTGCGATTCAATCATAAGCCGCTTGTATTCTTTGCGCTCAGTATATAATTTCTCCATCATCTCTGGAAGAAACCCCTGCCTATCTGTTCGGAAGAATTGATAATTGGGGGTGACTGTAAGATTATGATCTTTAAGTATGCTGGTATCAAAAATCTTATCAAGTATATTATCAACTGACGCAATAGTCTTACCTGCTCCAAGATTAAAACTATCAACCACTTCTTTCGGGGCATTTTCTCTAGGCACCAAATTCTCAGGTGAGATAGAATACTGCATACATAGATGCGGATACAAGGAATTTAAATCAAAAGAAACAATCCACTTGTGCATCCCAAGAAGAGGATCTTTTACATACGCGCCTGCGTACTGATCCACCTTACTTGAATTGTCCTTTGGGGGAATGACAATATTCTTCTTCCGAAGATGATTATAAATCATGGTATCCCACATTCGTACTTGTGAGAATACATCGTTATAATTCACCTTTGCAGAATAGGCCAACGCAAGAACCATGTCAATAAACTTCATCTTGTTATCAAGATTCTCGACAAGTTCTACATCCTTGATATTATAGTCAATAAACTTCTGATAATCTTCTTCGTATAGCTTGTGCAAAGAACCAAACTCGCTATAAGAAAGTTTTCTTTCCCCCAACTCCACATGGGCAATGTGGTCGAGCCTATAGCTCTCCTGTTGTGTATATGTAAACTTCTTATACATCTCAAGATAGTCAAGAATGCAGGTACCAATAAGATTAATGGCCTGCTGCTCGCGCCCGTGCATGATTGCCTTACGCGCAGAGAACCGTCCCCAAGGGCTTAGTTTACTGGCATACTTTTTATCGAATACCCGGGTGATTCGATTGATTAGATATGGAATATCAAAGAACTGAACATTCCACCCTGTGATAATATCTGGATCGATTTTCTGCCAGAGCGAGACAAATGATTCTATCAACATTCGTTCGTCTTCGCATTTAATATATTTTACATTTTTTCTGGTTGTTTTATATTCACCGCAACCAAGAACCCAAAAGATATCCTTATGCTTAACCGTAATCGCAGTTATTTCTTCGCCGGCGAGTTCAGGTTCAGGAAACCCATTACGGGAATCCACCTCAATATCAATATATACAATCGATATTAAATCCTTATCATACTCAATATCAGAGCCGTACCTATCACCAAGGAAACAATATTGAAAATTATAATTTCCGAATAACGCAAATCCATCTACTCCTTCATACCTTTTAATAAACTCTCTCGTTTCTCTAATTGATCCGGGTTTAATCGGACCGACGCATTCACCAGCAAGTGTGGTGTACTTACTTTCGCCATCTGTTCCTGTGAAAATTGTTGGGAAATACTCTACCCTGTCTCGGTATTTCTTTCCATCAACAATTCCACGAACATAAATGTGGTCCCCAATGCATTGTGCATTTGTATAGAAATCAGTTTTATTTGTCATCATGTACTATAGTATAGCACAAGCCTTCTAACTAATCAACTCTTTTCGAGGAGGAGTAATAATTCCAGAACCATATACCGAATTGTATTCGTTCACCAACTCCTCTAGTGGCGTAATTTCAAATAGAACGTGCTGTGCCTTGATAGTAACATCATCTTCTTCCGAATGTGGAATCAAACTGGCAATGCTCAACGTAGGCTTTTCTGGATCATCCTTTGTTGGCATCCACCTTAGCACAACCGGATCCTTAATTAGAAATGTCTCGTCCTTCTTATTTTCTTCTACTTGCCCAAGAACTTCTTCTCCAGAAATCAATCTCAAAATCTTAATGGCCATAATTATTCAATTCTCCTATTCTATTATCGGCGGCAATGCCAACCTAGTTTTTGGCCCAACAATCCCGTCTGGTTTCAGGCCATTTTCCATCTGAAAAAATATTACTATTTGTGCAGTCGCCTGCCCAAAGATTCCATCCACATTAATATGACTATTATACTTTTCCAGAAAAATATTCAATTGCTTCTGAAGAGTTATAACATCAATACCCGTATCAAACAAATCTAATGTGGGCATCTTATTATTGATTTTAAGATAACCACTATCACTCAGGTTCAAAACTTCTTTATAATCAAAAACAGGGCAAGGCTTTTCTGAAACTTCGCAATGCCCATGAAAAGAAATCTTTCCTGAATAGGCATTGTTTATTTGTTTACAAAAACCTTGCAATGCATCGAACTGATTATA